CCAATGAATCCTAGTAAGGTAATGATGTGGCAACAAAAGATTGAAGTTAGGAAAGGTAACAGAAAAACAGAAGTAGGGCTTAAAGGAACTATACAAGGCATGTCATTTGAGAAAGATCCAACAAATGGTGTAGGGGGTCCAGTTAAATACTTCTTTCATGAGGAGGCAGGAATTGCACCTAAGATGGATAAGACATATGAGTATATGAGACCAGCAATGAGATCAGGGCTTACTACTACTGGATTATTTATAGCAGCAGGATCTGTGGGTGATTTGTCACAATGTAATCCACTTAAGGATATGATACTTAATCCAACTTCTAAAGATGTTTATGCTGTAGAAACTAATTTGATTGATCATAAAGGTACTGAAGGTATGTCAGGTTTATTTATTCCTGAACAATGGTCAATGCCTCCGCACATAGATGAGTATGGTAATTCTAAAGTAGAAGAAGCTACTGCAGCTTTACAAAAACAATTTGATGATTGGAAAAGAGATCTAGCTCCAGAAGATTATCAATTGAGAATATCTCAGCATCCAAGAAATATTAAAGAAGCGTTTGATAATAGATCTGTTTCTGTATTTCCTACACATCTTCTTTCTGCACAAGCAAGAAGAATAGAAGAAAAAGAATATGGCTATGAGTTTCTAGATATATCTGCAGATGCTAATGGTAAACCTAGCGTTGTAAAAAGTAACAAACAACCTATAAAAGATTTTCCTGTAAATAAAAAGACTGAAGACAAAACAGGCTGTTTGGTGGTATGGGAAAGACCAAATAAAGAAAAACCAGACTTTGGAACCTACTATGCTTCTATTGACCCTGTAGCTGAAGGTAAAACTACAACATCTGATTCACTATGTTCTATATATGTAATGAAAAACTCTATAGAGGTTACTAAAGTAACCGGTACTGAAACAGAAACTTATATTGAACAAAGTAAGATTGTAGCTGCTTGGTGCGGAAGGTTTGATGACATAAAGCAAACACACCAAAGATTAGAGCTTATAATAGAATGGTATAATGCGTGGACAGTAATAGAGAATAACATATCATTATTTATTAACTACATGATAAGCAGAAAGAAGCAAAAGTATCTTGTACCTAAAAGTCAAATAATGTTTTTAAAAGACTTAGGTGCTAATAAGAATGTATTCCAAGAATATGGATGGAAAAATACAGGTACTTTATTTAAGTCACATCTTCTTAGTTATGGGATAGAGTTTGTAAGAGAAGAACTTGATCAAGAAACAAAAGAAGACGGAACAGTTGTTAAAACTACTTACGGTATAGAAAGAATTCCTGATCCAATGCTTATAAAAGAAATGCAAGAATATGCAGATGGAGTCAATGTGGATAGATTAGTATCATTTGTAGCACTTGTATCTTTTATGAGAATACAAGAATCTAACAGGGGTTATACTAAGCAAATCATAAGGGATGATGCGGCTAAAAAGTTGCAAAAGTCAGAAAATTTGTTTAAATTAAATAGTAGTCCGTTCAGACATATGGGTAGAAAAAGAAAGAAAATAAATGGCAAGTCTATAAAAAGATCTGCCTTTAAAAATATTAAATAAAAACTATGCAGGTATATAATGCACTTCAATTAAAAAAAGGAGCAAAGGTTGAAAGAAATAGAATGGGTGCTATTACTCAACCTCTTCAGTTCTTACCCAATAAGAAAAAAAACGAAGAATGGGCTGCTTGGAATTTAGATTGGTTAGAGTGGGAAGGTCTTAAACAAATCCGAAGAAACTCTAGAAGACTGATGAAAAATTATAAACTTGCAAAAGGTATAATTGATAAATCAGATTATATTGTAGAAGAGGATAATGAATATACCGATATAGTAGATATGTTGGCAAATAGAGATGAAGATGCTGCACTAGAACTTAAATTCTATCCAATTATACCCAATGTAATAAATGTATTAACTGCAGAGTTTGCAAAAAGATCTACTAAACTTACCTATAGAGCTGTTGATGAGCATTCTTACAATGAGCTCATGGAAGAAAAAAGAAAGATGGTAGAAGAAACTTTGATGTCTGATGCAGAAGAGAAAATTATTGCTGCGTTAATTGAACAAGGTTTAGACCCACAATCTGAAGAAGCTCAAAAACAACTTAATCCTGAAAATATTAAATCTTTACCTGAGATAGAATCCTTTTTTAAGAAAGATTATAGATCTATGTTAGAACAGTGGGCAACACATCAGCATAGTGTAGACGCAGAAAGATATAGAATGGATGAGTTAGAAGAAAGAGCTTTCAGAGATATGCTTATTACAGATAGAGAGTTCTGGCATATGAGAATGATGGAGGATGATTATGATGTAGAGCTTTGGAATCCTGTATTAACATTTTATCATAAATCACCTCAAGCAAGATATATTTCTCAATCTAATTGGGTTGGTAAAACTGATATGTTAACTCCATCTGATGTAATAGATCAGTATGGCTATTTAATGTCAGAAAAGCAATTAGCATCTTTAGAAGCAGCTTATCCTATTCAATCAGCAACTTATGCAATGGGAGGTTACCAGAATGATGGAACTTTTTATGACGCAAGTAGATCTCATAAATGGAATACAGAAATGCCTTCATTAGCAATGAGACAGTATACTACAGCTTTAGCTAATGATCAAACAAGCAATGGAGATATAGTAAATCAAATCTTATCAGAAGGAGAAGGTTACAATAATAATATCTATAATCAAAATAATTTAATTAGAGTTACAACTGCTTACTGGAAGTCTCAAAGAAAACTTGGCTATCTTACAAAGATAGATGAAATAGGAAATGTATTTACAGATATAGTAACAGAGGATTATAAAGTAATGGATAAACCTCTTTATGATAATAGATTGTTTAAAAATAAAAGTAAAGATAATTTACTTTTTGGTGAACATGTTGAGTGGATATGGATTAATCAAGTTTGGGGTGGTGTAAAAATAGGGCCAAATATTCCAAGCTATTATGGTATGGATATTAACAATGGTTTTACTCCTATTTATGTAGGGATAGATAAAAAGACTCCTGGCCCACTTAAATTCCAATTTAAAGGGGATGATAATTTATACGGTTGTAAGCTCCCTGTAGAAGGAGCTGTATTCTCAGATAGAAATACTAAGTCAACATCATTAATTGACTTAATGAAACCTTTCCAAATTGGATATAACTTAGTAAATAATCAGATAGCAGATATACTGGTAGATGAATTAGGTACAGTTATAATGCTTGATCAAAACACGCTTCCTAAGCATTCATTAGGAGAAGATTGGGGTAAAGGTAATTTAGCTAAAGCTTATGTAGCTATGAAGGATTTTCAGATGTTACCTTTAGATACTTCTATTACAAATACAGAGAATGCATTAAACTTTCAGCATTTTCAAAAGCTTGACTTAGAACAGACTAATAGACTTATGTCTAGAATTCAGTTATCTAATTACTTTAAGCAACAGGCTTATGAAACAATTGGAGTTAACCCACAAAGAATGGGACAACAGTTATCTCAAATGACCGCAACAGGAGTAGAACAAGCTGCTAATGCATCATATGCACAAACTGAAATGTATTTTATTCAACATTCTGATTACTTAATGCCAAGAGTACATCAAATGAGAACAGACCTTGCCCAATTTTATCATAGCACTAATCCTTCAAAAAGACTTACATATCTTACAAATAAAGAAGAAAAAGTAAACTTTGAAATAGAAGGTACAGAAATGTTATTGAGAGAGCTGAACATCTTTTGCACAACTACTGCTAATCACAGAGCTGTATTAGAACAATTAAAACAGTTGGCTATGAATAATAATACTACAGGTGCTAGTATTTATGATTTAGGTCAAATCATTCAATCTGATTCTGTAGCTGAACTATCTCATGTATTAAAAGAAAGTCAAGATAAGCAAGAGCAACAAAAACAACAAGAGATGCAACAAATGCAACAAATGCAACAACAGCAGGCTCAAGCTCAACAACAGTTGCAACAAACTAAACTTGATGCTGATGCACAAGAAGCAGAAAAAGAAAGACAAAAGGATATTCTTATTGCAGAAATTAGAGCTGCAGGTTATGGTTCTATGGTAGATATAGATAAAAACCAAATGAATGACTATAGAGACGCTATGTCAGAAATTAGAAAGACTGATCAATATGCTCAACAAACTAATATACAAAGACAAAAGTTAAGTGATGATATGGTCAAACATTCTCAAAAAATGAGTATTGAGGAACAAAGAATTCAAGCTCAAAGAGAAGTAGCTGATAAACAATTGCAAATAGCTAGAGAGAATAAAAACAAGTATGATGTTAAAACTCCTAAAAAGAATAAGAAGTAATGGACACGTTTGAAATATTAACACAATATGGGGTACTAGGTATCTGGGTTTTATATGCTATTACTAGAGAAAGATGGCTTTTAAGAAAGATTGAACAAATTTCAGAAAGAGCTACAAAAGAAAGAGCTATTTGGCATAAGGAAAGAGAACAATTTTTAACACAATGTCATGCTGAAAGAGAAAACTTTATAAAAGAGGTTTCATTAGTAAGATCTGAAGAAAGAGAATTTTACATAAAACAGCTTGAAAAAATATTTAAAAAACTAAAATAGCTATATAATGGGAAAAAAATGCATAAATTTTTACCGTAATTTTAAATTTTTAAGATTTATTTTAGTATATTAAAGTAATAACCAACAAAAACTAACAAATGGCAGAAGAATTAAATGAGGAAACTCAAGTACAAGACTCTACAACGGTAGAGGAAGTAGATGTAAACCTTGATGAGATTTTTGGTCAACCAGGCGCTGAGAGTGTAATGCTACCAGCAGAAGAAGTTGAACCAGAACCACAAGAAAAAAAGTCAAACATCTTCTCTAAACAAGAAGAACTTGACACAACGTTCATTGACAAGACTGAAACTACAACTGAAGAAGTAGGTGCAGAAACACAGCAACCAGCAACGCCTGAACAAAAAAAGGAATTGGTTGATGAGGCTTTAGCTGAATTAGATGATGCAATTACTGAAGAGGAAACAGGAGAAACTAAACCAGGTAGACGTAAAACTGATAAAAGCGGTCTAGTTGATTTAGCTAACAAAATGATTGAAGAGGGTACTCTTTTTGGCTTTGATGATGAAAAGCCAATTGAAGAATACACTACTAAAGATTTTAGAGAACTGTTTGAAGCTAACTTTCAAGAAAGAGAAGCTGCAATTAGAGAAAACACTCCAAAAGAATTTTTTAATTCGCTGCCTTCTGAACTTCAAGTAGCTGCTAAATATGTTGCAGATGGTGGTACAGATATGAAAGGATTGTTTAGAACTTTATCACATGTTGAAGAAGTTATACAACTAGATCCTGAAAATACAAACCATCAAGCAGAGATTGCAAGGCAATACCTTACAGCAACTAATTTTGGTACAGCAGAAGAAATAGAAGCAGAAATACAAGATTGGGCAGATATTGAAAGGTTAGAGAAAAAGGCTAAACAGTTTAAACCAAAGCTTGATAAAATGCAAGAGAAGATGGTTGCTCATAAATTAGCTGAACAAGAGCAGAAGAAAGCACAACAAGAACAAGCTGCTGCACAATACATGGATAATGTATATACTACACTTTCACAAGGTCAATTAGGAGATATTAAACTAGATAGAAAATTACAAAATCATTTATATACTGGATTAGTACAACCTAATTACCCTTCTATATCAGGGAAGCCTACAAACTTATTAGGCCACCTTCTTGAAAAATATCAGTTTGTAGAACCAAGACATGACCTTATTGCAGAAGCACTTTGGTTACTTTCAGATCCAGA